GAAGCTGACAACACATCCTGATGGTTAATACCTGTTACTTTCATAGTATTAGGAGCTAAAGGATAATTACTTGGTTGTGGATTTAATGAAGTGAAATTAACCTCTGCAGGTGTACCTGTTACATTATACTTAAGTCTATACTTAGTATTGGTATCAACTACAGAATTGTTAATAGTACCATCTTCAGTAATAGTAATACCATTACCTGCCTTGTAGGTAGTACCTTTAGGAATCTCTACTGAGTTACCATTACTAATACTTAGTGTAGTACCGTTTAAAGTTAGTGTTTGTTTATCACTGTCTTCTTTGGCTTCTAGTGCTGATACACGATTTTTCAACTCAGTATCATTATACACTGTATCTTTATCTTCTTTAGCTTCTAGTTTTTCTACTCTAGCTACAAGAGGTTTATCATCATAAGAAGTACCTCCTGTAGTTGCTGTAGAAGTTAATTCAGTAAAGCCATCACCATTTTCATTAAGGATATAGGCTTTATTGTCAGGCATAATATAGGCATGGTTTCTAGTTGCATAGTCTAGGTCAGGTAGTGCTTCTACCCTTTTAAATACAGGGTTACACCATGAAATACAGTCACCCATTTAATACCTCCTATTTACGTTCAATGTCACTATAGTTAATCATAGAGACAATACCATTGTCATTATAATCTTTAAGTGATTCCCAGGAAACATCTTTTTGAATTGTCAATGGTTTGTTGACAGTTACTAGACCAAACTTAGTTTCACCTTGAGTATCTTTATAATTAGGATTCTCTAGTTTAAACATAGCTCCTATACCATAAGTTTCACCTACAATAGGTTGGTTGAATAGGTTAATTAAACTAGCCCACTGAGTACCATAGAGGAAAGGAGCATAGAGTAGAACTGAGTTAATAGTCTCATTGTATGAAGGAGTGTTCTGTAGTTTAAGTACATCCTTAACCATATCATCAGTTTCAAGACTACCTTCATAAGTCCAATTAAGATAAGGTCTAGTGTCAGTTACAGTGATGAGAGGAAAGTTATCTTCTCTCTCTTCTCTTTTAATTTTAATAGCCATTAGTTATCTCCATTACAAGTGGTCATTATCATGTCTACTTTGTTCTTCAAGGTAAGAAACTCTAGCTTCAAGAGATTCTTTAGCTACCCTAAGTGTCTCTACTGTAGATTCTAAAGTAGTAAGTCTAGTTTCAACAGAAGTAATTTTAGCTTCTAATCCTGAAGGGTCAAAGATAGTATCTTTATCTTCTTTGGTTTCAAGCTTAGCTACAGTAGCTTTTACTTCTTCAAGAGCTTTCTTAATTTCAGAATCATCATAGATAGTGTCTTTATCCTCTTTAGCGTTTAAGGCATCTGAGAGCTTCTGTACTGCTTTGTTTACTTCCTCTAGTCCTGTTACACTAGCCTTACCTTCAAGCTCCTTTTTAAGGGCTTCTAGGGCTTCTGAGAGGGTCTTATCTTTATCAGTAGGTTTACCCTCTTTGTCAGATGGTTTTTTCTCATCAATAGCCTTAATAGCTTTTTCTACTTCAATGACTCTATTAGTCAAGTCTAGAAGAACATTAAGCTGATTAGTTTCTGTAGCTTCATCTCTTGTCAATTCAAGCCATGCAGTACAGTTAGCATTTGCATACCACAACTTAGAGTCAGGTGTACGATACAAGTAATGTCTTGAAGTTCTACCAAGTGTAGGAAGGCAATTTACATCAAGAATAGGTTTGCAGTTAGAGCTATATTGTCCTGAACATTCATTACATTCATTACAGCTATTACATCCACAGTTTGTACACATACGGTGTACCTCCTTTATTTATATAATTCTACTTTAGCTAAGTAATTAAGTTGGTTAATCTCCCTAGTTCTTCTAAGAGCTTCTGACCTAAGAGCTAGGATACAGATAACTGCTTGATAGTCTTCAGGATGATTAAGTAAGTGTCTGTCTAGTAAGTCAATCCGTCTATTAACTACAGAGAGCTTAAGAGACTTCTTATGAAGGATATTGGTGTAATTCATTGTTGCTCCTAGTTTAAGTGATTATATTTAAGATAGGTTCTTAAAATAACATCTGCTTGCATTGAACCAGTAATTTCTACTAGATGCTCACCACTTCTAAAGATTTTCTTTTGTTGTTCCTCAGTGAGTGCTGTAGCTCCTAACATCACATCATAACCGTGATTAGGTTTATCATCTGGGAATACTGAGTATTTGTCAATCCATTTACCATCATATTGAGCTTTAAACATTGGTGTAAAGTCAATACCATCAATCTTAACTTTGATGTCTCCTGCAAACTTAGCTACATAGTTTCTAGTAAGTGAACCATCAGTATTACCAATACTCTTACCACCTGCTACTTCAGGAGGATAGATAAGGTGTCTACCACCACTGAGCATATCATCCATAGTTCGCTGTCTTTCAACTACAAACCTTTGGCCAGATACGTTCTGCTCTAGTGTAGTAACCGTGTCACCATTGATAGCTTTAATAACACCAGTATGTCCATAAGGACTATATTGATTGGTTTCAGTAAAGATAGCACCAACCTTCATAGCTTCTCTAGATGTAGGTACTACCTTCCATCCTACAGCATTCCAGTCATAACCAACACCAATGTTACTAGCTGATAAAGTATCACCAATGGCATGAGTAATACCAGTAATACCACCACCTAGACCTACACCACCTAGTTTCATTGAGTACCAAGCTACAAGACCATAACACTCACCATTACCTAGTGTAGTACCTTTGAGTGAGTCTAGCTCACCAAGTACCTTCATGGTCTCTGTAGCTGTCTGTACCTCTCCTGTAGCTCCATTAGGTTCACCACTACTAGCAGTACCAACAATACCACCAAAGTCAGACATTCCTGAACCTCTATTGTTGTTACCATCTGATTGTCCACCTCCACCTGAAGAGTGGAATACAGTACCAGTATTCATACTATCAGTAGGCTTAAATGAAACGTGAACATGGTCTCCATGGTTCTGAGTCTTATTACCTCTATCAGGCATTAAGCTCCATACTCTAGCAGGCCCATAGATATTATTGACATTCATGAAGAACTTTTGGCCCCAAATTACATAGTCAATATTAAGCTCATCCATGTTCTCAATAACAAAACCTGCAATAGTATCACCTAACCTATAGTTATCATTAGTCATGAAGTCTACTGCTAGTGATTGGTCTGGTTGGTGTCCTGGGTAAGTAATGAATTGTTCTTCAGGTGTATTAGTAGCAATAGCTATGGCTCTTTTAACTCTAGCTACATGAGGTTGCCATGCACCTGTAGCTCCATCCCAATGGCTTCTAATGATGTCTCCAAAGGCATTACCATCAATTAAGTCATAGTATCCATTAGAACCATCTGAAGCATTTGTAGGTTGAAGTAACTGTGCATCAATCTTATCAAGTATATTATCATTGTTTGAGTTAATACCTGACCTTACATCATTTGCTAAAGAGTAGTAAGAAGCATACCCTGCTGCAGCATAGTCAAACAAAGCTCCACCAATTTGAAATAGTCCTTTCATAAACTCATCAAATGTAGTTTTACCTTGGACATTATACATCTTTTGGTTGTTACCTGCAGTTTGTTCAGCTAACAGATACATGTAGTCAATAAGAAAATCATCTACAGAAGCAAAGTGCATATATGTACCACCTTCATTAGAAGGTCTAGCACTACCTGTAGTAACTACAACACCTGAAGGTCTAGTACCTGCTGTACCAGTAATACCACCCCAGTTATTATCTGCTTTAGCTACTGCTGAGTTACCCCAGTTAGATTCAATATAAAGCTGAGTAATAACACCAGAAGGAAGTAGATTGTACTTAGCACATCCATCAAGGATAGTTTGTACTAAACTTGCAGGAAGTGTATTACCACCATAGGTAATATCACCACCAGTATACTTCTTATCTCCACCAAAAGCTGAGCCTTTAGTAGAACCACCTTCTTTAAGTCCTGTCTTAACTCCATAAGGTCTAACAATGATTTTAAACCACCAATGAGCGAACTTATCAAAGTCATAAGAAATTGATGTATAGAACTGAGCAGGAACATTACTTGTCATTACTGATTGATACTCAATACCATGCAAGTCGGTTACTGAGAACCTTCTTTGAAACCCTTGTCTTTTCCATCTCTCTGTAGATGAATTGACAGCATTTAAGAGCTTCTGTGCTTCTGTCTGCATCTATACCTCCTTATCATTGTATAAGTATTTCTCTACTGTTAATTTAAAGCTTGTGAATCCATCATAGGTAGTAGTAACTTGAATCTCTGAGATGTAGAAGTAATCATCCATAGACATTACTTTCTTGAAGTATTTAGAACACTTCTCTGATTTAAGTAGTCTGTCTACAAAGGTAAGTCTTACTTTATCTCCTACATTGTAGTTATTAGGTAAGTCTTTAATGTCAAATGTATAACCTACTTTTCTTCTACTATGAATAAGCTTCCTTACTGCTTGTGTGTAAAGTTGTCTACTAGCTACAAGTCTATCTTCATCTGATAGCTCTTTGTTGTTGTTAGCTACAGGTTGGACATCATTTGATGTGAATGATTGTTCATATACTCTACCTGCTTCAAGAGCTAGACCTTCCTTATCTAGTACAGCATAGTCACCATTATTGTTAGCTCCAAAAGGAATTAAGTCAATGTAGTCATAACTACGCTCAGTATTAACTTCCTCACCAGTAAGGATAACAGGAAAGTCAGGATTCTGTAGATAAGGTCTATTGTAGACATCCCTAAGAGTAAGAGTAGTAGTACCTGAGTCTGACTTATCTGTAAGATAGATACCATAGTTAGTGATTGTGGTGAAGTCTCTTTGAGTTACTAATTCATTACCTAACAAGTTAGTTTCATTAACCATTAACTCTTTATACTGACCAAACCTACCAATCTCAATAGTCCTTTCTTCAGTAAGTGATACTCTCCAAAAGACATCCTCAGTCTGTTTACACACATCTGTTAGAGCTTGTAGCTTATCCTGGTTAGAGAATAGGTAAGTGATAACAATATCATCTGTACCTTCTTCAGTGAACTTATAAGTCCAATTCTCATCATTGAACATACCACTAAGCTTAGATAACTCAACATAGTTTACTGAGATACCATCATCTTTAGTAGTATTGTCACCCTTATCTACATCCTTATCCTCTTTAGGCTTTTCAGTAGTTACTTCAGTCTTACCTTTATTATAACCATCTTTAGTAGTTACTGTAGTAGTAACAGTACCATCTGGTCTAGTAGTTACTGTAGTTTGAACATAAGCTCCTTTACCAGTAACTACTTTAGTAATATGACTTACTACTTCCCTGGTAGTACCATCTGACATCTCATAAGTAGTTGTCTTAGTTCTACTACCATCTTCATTAACTACAGTGTTGATGGTCTTATTACCAGTCTTAGTTACTTTCTTTTCTTCAGGCTCAGTACCATCTTTCTTATCTTCTTCTCTAGGTTTTTGGTTTGAGATAATCTCTCCACCTTCACCCATTGAAGCAGGTCTAATATACTCATCATAAGTATATATCTCACCTAGTGTAAGTTCTTTGATGGCATAGTTTGTAGGTACTCTTCTGTGTTGAAGTTCAGTAGCTACATGCGCTGCCTGAATAGTAGTAACACCAGTAACATGGTCTGAATCAATTCTTTCAGTAATACCATGAAAGATATGACCATTATCAAAGGTTAGAACAAACTCAAATTGTGCATCTGGAATAGGACTATCCATAAGCACTTCAGTAGGAAGTTGGAAACTAATACTAGGTGTGTCCATAATTTTATGACTTACACTAATATTGTTTCCCAGGAATACATCATTAGTAATGTAGTGTCTAGTGTCCTTAGTTGGTTTCCAATACAGAGTCAGGGACATTACCGAATACCTCCACAGCTCTAGCCATTACAGCTTCTTCAGACATATCATCTTTCTTAGATTCTACATTAGACATGATTTCATTCATCTCTTCCTGAGAACGGATAGAGTCAGCAAAGCAAGCACTGCATGGTTGTGGGTAGAATCCTAAGAATCCTGCTACAACTACATTGAATAGCTCTACTGCAGAATGATAGATTTCTTCTACCTCTGCATTATTCATGTCTACTTGCCATGCTTCAAAAGCAGTAATCATTTGAACTGAAGCATGTTTAAGTGAACACCACAAGTCAGGGTTAGCATCCTCAGTAGAAAGGCTCTGTAAGGCTCTCATAACGCTTCTACGCTGTTCTGTAGTTCTCTCTAGTGTTTCCTTCGCAAACTGCAGTTTCTTTGTTAGAGAGCCTCTCACAGCTTCATCTGATGTGCCTTTAACATAGAGCAATGAATAATACTTTTCTACTGTAATTCTGAAATGGTATTCAAGAGCTACAGTGTTGATTAGATTGGTAAGTAGTTCTTCTGTAAGTCCTACTGATGATTGTTTGTTCATTAGATAGTCAACCTTTCATAGTCAATAAATACACAGAATGATTCTGAGGTAACACCATCAACTGAGATGATATTATATCCTCTCTTGATATGCCACCATACATTATCACACAGTGTTAGATTCTCATTACTTACAACTTCAGCTTCTCCACATAAAGCATCTGTAGGACAGCTAAATGACTGAACTAAACCAGTGCTTGAAATTGATAGATAGCCTTGGTCATAAGTACCTTTAAGCTTAACCATAGTATCATTAATCATGATTCTAGGGTCTTTAAATTTACCTTGTAGAGTAATTGTTACATCTCTAGACTCAACTACAGTGTCTGAATAGAACTTAGTAGACCAAGCTCCATCCACACAAGCATCACAGTGAGATTCACCCCAAAGTCTTTCATTACCAAACCTTTCTCTACCTAATTCACAGTTATGGATAATACGGTAATCACTATTACACTTCTGATAAAAGCTTAACCATACATCCCCTTGGACTTCACATAGAGAAATAGCTTTAGATAGCTCACAGCAATCTTTAGCACAGTCTTCACAAGTACCATTTAGGGTTCTCGAAGTCTGACAGAAAGCTTGGCATGTAGAGTTTTGGAAACAACTAGCTATCATGTTAACAAAATTACAATCTGCATAAGGAAGAAGGAAAGTAGTATATCCATCTGCTTTATGCCATACTGCATCAGGGTTAGTAAAAGCTACTTGAAAGCTTAAGTATCCGTTGTCTCTCATAGTCCACTCATAAGTAGGTGTATAAGAGTCTAAGATAGCATTACACCATATTAACTGACCACCAGTATCAATAGCCCACAGCTTACCAACTGTAAGCAGATTGTCTTTGATAAAGTCTTGGTGTGCTTGGATGTTTACCATATCCCAATCTGTAGTTCTAATTGATAGGTCTAGAGTAATCTTATCATCTTTAAGGAGAACCTGGTCTCCTGTAATCTTCCAATAACTACCATTCCTAAACATGTACTCTGTAGTTTCATACTTAGTAGTTATTGTTTCTGAAGGACTAGAGTTAATAGCTTCAGTTCCACTAAACACTAGGTCATTGTATTGAATAAACCTTCTAGGTCTAGCTACAAAGTCTGAAGTTGACCTAGCACCTAAACATGTTGTCATGGTCTAACTACCCCCTTAATTTCACTCAAACCATTGATGAATGAAGCTTTATTATCTACATTCTGAGTAATGTTGTTAGTAGTGTTATTAACTACAGAGTGGCCTGTATGTCCTGCTAGAGCTTTAAGAGCTTGTGTAAGATTCAACTGATTCAAGTTATCAAGGAATTGCTTACCTAGCATAGATGATACTGAACGTTTAAGCACATATTCACCTGCAGTTAGCATAGCAGGAATAGTATCAGTACCTAGTGGTTTAAATAGTCTACCACCTACTGTACCTCCTGTAGAGTGATATTCAATCAATCCTCCATGCTCTGCATGTTTTGTCTTCTTAACTGTAGTTTCATTGATAGTAATATCAACTGACTTACCTCTAAGAGAATCAATAGCTGATTGAATTTGTTGGATTTTATTAAGTACAGAACTTACATCAAATCCATTAGCAATCTTACTAGAGATTGAAGCACCTAAAGCTTCCCAACCAAGGTTCTCAATTTGATTCTTTTGCTCATTCATCTTGTCAACAATTCTACTACCTAGTCCTGAAACAAAACCATTAGCAAAGTTACCTCCTGATTGTTGACCTAGTGAAGAAGCCATTGAAGCAAACTGAGCTAGAGCATTTTGTACCTGATTGATAGTGTTTAAGATGTTGGTTAAGTTACCAACAATAGCATCATTATCATTGATACCTGAAAGACTCTCAATAGCTGTCTTAATAGCATTAATACTATTGTTGAAATTATCTGCATTTACTTCAGGGAATTGATTAATAGCGTTAGCAATAATCAAGATATTATTGACTGCTTGTACTGCAGACATAATATTAGATGATAGCTTCTGAATATTTTGCAAGCTTGTAGTTAAGCCTGAATCATCTGAAGAAGCAAGAGACTGAAGTACAGATTTAATCTTAGCAACTCTAGTTTCAATACCTGAACCCTCTACATTGATTAGGTCTGGGATTATCATGAGTGTTTCTGCCATTGTCTTAAAGCTATTAACTACAGAGGTTACTTGACCTACAGCTTCAGATACTTTAGCAAGCTTACCAATGTCTTGGATAAAGCTTCCTGTGTCACTATCAGTTAATGATTTAAGAACTGATTGAATCTTAGCTACACGTGTTTCAATACCACTACCTTCAATGTTAATCAAGTCAGGAATCTGAGATAGAGCATCAGCAATAGTCTTAAGTGAATTAATCATATTACTTGCTTCTTCTGCTAGTTTACCATAATCTGATTTACCTTTAAAGGCATCAAACATAGACATTAAACTTCCACCGTTTTCACCTGCTTGAGTGATTAATTGAAGTGCTTGTCTTAACTGCTCAATCTTAGCAGGAATACCACTAAGGTCTTCTATTGAGTTAATTTCATTAAGTGATGAAGCAATGCTACTAAGCTTACTTGTAAACTCAGTTACACTCTTGATGTTGGATGTTACATCCTTATTGAAAGGTGTATCTTTACCAAAGATGTCAAGTGTAGCTAGTTCACTAATCTTAGACAAAGCATTTTTAACTGATTCAATCTTAGATGAGATGTCCAATCCATCAGGGATATTGTTAAGGCTGTCAACAATATCTTTAATTTTATCAGTTAGTTTCTTGAAGTTCTCAAAACCTTTAAGTTTATCACCTACATCAGGAGGTGTAGGAACTTCAAATTTACTTACTTTTTTAAGTGTAGTCTGTAGGTTATCTAGTTTAGTTTCTAAAGCTTCAAGACCTGCATCATCTAACTTAAGGTCACTAATCTTCTTAACAAAGTCAATTAGTTTAGTGAATGACTTAAATTTAGCATCTAGTGAAGCACCATCAAGTTTAGAGGTAAGAGCTTCTAGTCCTTTACTGATGAAGTTAATAGAATCAAGCCATGAATCATTCCCTAACTTCTTAAGGCTATTCATGACATTAGTTAGGTTACTAATCTTTTCATCAATAGCAGATGTGTCAGAAGGTACTTCTACCTCATTAATATCTTTAATGAACTGTGTAAGCTTCTTAACTGTACTGATAAGATTACTTGTAGCTAAACTATCAAAGAATGTACCTAGAGCATTAATAGCATTAAGGATAGGGTAAGATACAGAAACAGTACCTAGAGAGAATGTTGAAAATGCTTGATTAAGTTGTTGGTGAATAAGACCAATCTTCCTAACCTGTGATACAAGTGAACTTACATCATCAGGGAGTTCTAAGTCCTGGATGTCTTTAACAAACTTAGATACCTTATTGAATATCTTGATATTGTTTCCTGTCTCAAAACCATCAAAGAATGAAGAAAGAGTATTAAGTCCATGAATGAATGGGTTAGATATTCCTCCTTTATCTCCAAACTGAATATCAGCAAAAGCACTATTAAGTGTCTTTTGGATATTAGCAATATTCTTAAGTTTAGTCTTAAGAGCTGATAGGTCTTCAGGCATGTTGAGCTGACTTAGTGTAGCAATTAAGTTAGCTACCTTAGTAATATTATCTGTTATAGAGTTTACTTCTAAACCTTTAACAATATTACCAAAAGTATTTCCAATAGACTTAAGTGCATCTACAGGATTCTTAATACCACCACCACTTACTGTACTAAGCTCACTTATAAGCTCAGTCATGTTCTTAAGTTTCTTGATGGTATCTTTGAACTTAGACTTGTCAGGAATATTCTTAACACTACCTTGTAGCTTATTAAGTTTGTTGACAAGGTTAATGATACTCTCAATTTGGATAGCTTGTGCTAGGTTACTGATAGTACCAAAGATAGATGGTAATAGAGCTAGTGTTGAGATACTACCACTAAAGGAACTAGCTAAACTCATTTCAGTAACAAGAGCTGTAAAGTTAACCATCTTCTTACCGAAAGTACCTGCATTAGGTAATTTAACTTTATTGATTCTAGCTACAGTCTTAGCTACAGACTCCATAGCTTTAGCAACTACTACCATAGTACCTGATATAGCAAGAATAGATAATAACCCTGCTCCTAAAGCTAGTTCACCTATACCTTCTGAAGCTACAATCATTCCACCAATAGCAGTAGCAATAAGACCAAAAATTGCAATAAGACCTGTCATTGCTAACACTGTACCATATACTTTACCAGTATCAAACTTAATCTTATTAAGCTGTTCCATAGACTTAGCCATAAGAAGCATACCAGTTACTACTCCTGCAATAGCAACAGCACCAGTAGCTAAGTCTTTACTAAGCTTAAACCTCTTAATGGCTTTACCCATAACTACAGCATACCCTGCCATAGCAGTCACCATAGTTACCATAGTACCTACTTTAACTGTAGCTTCAGTAAAGTCCATGTCAGTATTACTAATGTCTTTAAAGGCACTAGCAATAAGCTTAATAGAACCTGCAAATGCTAACATCTTAGCTGAGTCTCCTAGAGACTTAGTAAGACCTCCTAATAAGCTTGTAGAGCCACCAGAAGCCCCTCCTGAGCCACTACTTCCACCCCTACTAAAAGGGTTCTTAAAGTTCTTTAACAGCCCTAGAGTGCTTGATAATGCCCTTACAGAACGTGCCATCTTAGATACTACTAACCAACCTGCAGAAGCAGTAATAATACCACCAAGAATCTTACCAGTATTCTTACCGTGATTATTAATCTTAGCAAAGCCTTTAGCTAGTAATTCAATCCCCTTACCAATAGGAGCTAGGTAAGTTACAAAGTCTTTAAGACCTTGTTTAAAGTCAAACTCTCCAAACATATCTTTAAAGAGTGACATTGCTTTACCTACACCTTTACTTACAAAGTTTTGAATAACATCACCATTCTCTGATACTGTATTCATTAACTTAACTAGTCCATCAATAGCAGGTGTTAAAGCTCCTGGTTCAAATGGAGTACCTACAAGACCTACAGTAAGGGATTCTCTCATGTTCTCCCAAGCTGATTTAAGGGTCTTAGTATTTGTTGCAGCCTTTAACAAAGCAGGGTCTTGACCAACTTCATTCAATACCTTGATAAAGTCTTTACCTAGTACCTTACCTTCTTTCATGGCATCAGCTAGGTTATCAAAACCATATTCATCTTTAAACTTCTGGACAATCTTTTGTGTAGCTGTACCACCGATTGCATCCCTAATAGGATTCCAGTCTCTTGCTAAGACTTTACCATCTAGAGACATCTGTTTAATCTGTGTAGATACACGTTTAAGGGCATTAGAAGGGCTACTAGCAAGGGCTGAGATATTAGCAAGGTTTTTGGTTAGGTTATCAAAACCTCCAAACTCCTTATCAAATCCTGCCCCTTTTAATGCACCTGCCAAGTTAGTAAGCTCAGCTACATTGTACTTAGTCTGGGCACCATATTTAGATAGGTTTTTAAGTGTTGAGTTGATTTCTTTGTCACTAAGAGGATTGTCTAGCGACCTCATGTTGTTTACAAATTCATTCTGAGCATCATACAGCTCTCCTGCATCTTTAGCAAAGCTTTTACCAATGTTCAAAGCTCCCCTAGCAGATAGAGCCAATACTTTACTAGAAATCCTATCTAAGGCATTAGAGATAGCTGTAAGACCTGAAGTGTCACCTTGAATCTTAACAGTTCTATTCTTGTTTACCTTATTGTCAATATCATCTAAGTCTTTCTTAGCTTTATTGATATGTGATAGGTCAGCATTTACTTTAAAGGTTTTACCCTTAAGACCATTAAGGTCTGAGTTTACCTTAGTAATGCTTCTAGTGTCTGCATCTACCTTAACACTTACTGTCTTATTCTTAAGAGCTAGCAAGTCTTTTTGTACCTTAAGTACCTTATTACCATTACTGTCAACATCAACTCTTATACGTTTGTTTTTAAGTTTATTGACAGTATTAAATAAGGCAATAACATCCTTACTGTTTGTTACTGCCTTAACAACTATAGTAGTACCTTTAGAATACTTATCTAACTTGCTCAGAAGGTCAGTAAGGCTCTTATCTACCTGGGAGGTAACTTGTACCCTTAATTGCCTTTGAGCCATACTCTACCTCTTTCTTAAGCTTCTACATAACGGTCATAGAATTTACCATTTCTACGAACAAAGGTAACTTCTAGTGACAAGTTTACTTCATCTGAGTTGTTGAACTCTTCTGAGTGTGAAGTGATGATACCATAGAATCTGAGGTATTCACGTTTACCATTAGTAGCTACACGAGGTACTGTGAACTCAGCTTCAAATGAATCAAGACGGTCTTCATTAGCTTCAAAGTGTTCTACTTCTTTTTCAGCATCATAAGTAACCAATACTTCACGGTTGATGTATTTCTTATTGACATACACTGTACCAAAGTCCTGAGCCTTAACATTTGAGATAGCTACAAACTCATTAGGGTCTACAGGAGTTACAGATGGTACTTGAAGTGGTTCAAGATATACACCATTACAGTTTTCTCCAAGAGAGATAATTACTGAGTTACAAGTTGGATACAAGTCAGCAAGTTCAATGTAACCATACTCAGTACCGTTAACAGTTTTACCTTTAACAGTAAATACTCTTGTAGTCGGAATACCAGCTACAATAGTTCCACCTTTAGACTCCAATGGATTCAACCAGAAGTCATTAAGTGAACGAGTAGCACCTGAAATACTTGTAGTGATTTCAGTAGATGAAGGGTCATATCCTGAACCGAAACATCTAGCATCTGAAGCACCAAGTGAGATGTCATGAGTGAATGATTCCAAACATGAAATAAGCACGTTATCAGACTTGTGTAGCTCATTCTTACAAGCAATAGTCTTGATAGATGAGATACCGAATGGTTCTTTTACAAGAGCATCAGCCTTGTCTTTATGCTTAATAGTGTACTCTACATGGATACCATCTTCTGAAGGAATCCAACCTGTACCAGTTTGAGATTTAATTGACAATGGGTTAGCAAAGTCAAATTGTGCTACTTGGAACACATCTGTAGCTAGACCTGCTCCTGTAAGTTCTACAGCGTATGTGTAAGAGTTCTTACCTTCTACATCATGCAAGTCTGAAACTTTAGCTTCAACTGTAACTGTATCTGAACCAAGGAAAGTAACATACAAGTAATGGAATCCAAAACCTGCTTTAGTGTAATCACCACGGATGTCATAAGTAACTGTAGCTTCACCTTCTTCAGGTTTAACATAAAGCGTACCAGTCATGTGACAAGCTTTCTCATTACATCTAATCATGTCTTCAGGTGTAGTCAATGCATCAAATGATTGGAACGCACCTTTAGTAATTTCACGATAGTTTTTTGTAGAAAGCTCAGTGTAGTAGTTAATCTTTTCAGATACTCTAACACCAATGATTTCATTTTTGTTTTGCTTAGCATAACCATACATAGGATGGGTAAGCTTTGGCATACAACCTTGTGTCATTACTTATCTCCTTTCTTTTCTTTTTTGTCTTCTTTAGCTTCTGCTTTAGCTACAGAGTTGAGCTTAGCTTCTGCTACTACTTGTCTAATTCCTGCAAGTTGTCGTTGAGCGTACATAGTACCATTCTCACCTGCAAGTTTTTGTCTAGACTCATAAAATGCGTCTAGGTCTAGTGGTTGTTCTTTAATCATCCACATTCTCCTACAGTAATTTTAAATTGTTTTGAGATAGTGTTTATCTCATCATCTACTTGTTCAAATGTAACTGGATAGTCACTGATACTAACCACATTACAAATTTTGTCTTCAAAGTTAGGTAATTTTTGTAAGTCTTGGAATATGTCTCGGTAAACTACTTCATTCTCAATATAAGACCTAGAGAACATCATAGCTTTAAGTCTTTTATCAACTTTATCTTCTAGGTCTAAGTTACCTTCAGGTGTATTCTCTAAGATTAACTCCTGGTCAGCAGAAATAGTAGTCCAATGGAATTTAAAAGTAATCAGATACTCACAATAACACTGAGAAGAGTAACCTACATTTGATACATCTACTGTTAATAGTGGAAGGTGAGCATTGAAATTTGACTTATAGAACTGAGCTGTAGAGAAATGACGATTAAGTTCATGCATAAAATTCTCATAACGAATGGTTGTGTCTCTAGACATCTCATCTACAGGCTCTAGGATTAGGTCTAAAATGTCTACACCATATTCAATAAGCCATCTCTTAATGTTAGTGAAAATCTTCCGTTTCATCCTGAACCTACCTCATTAATTGCTTTATCCAAGAAAGGGTTGGCAGGAGTCTTATAAGTACCATCATGATGATACCTTGCATAATTCCTACCTCTAGGGTTTCTAGGGTCAGTTACAAGCAAGTCCTCATCAACACCTACATAGAAGTCCTCTCCACTCTCTTCTACTGTTACAGAGTCTCTTAAAGCCCCTGTATCAACATGTATATTGTCTTCTATTGCTACTTTTAATTCCTTAACTACAGTGTGCATTTCTTCTTCAATCCAAGCATCTATCTCAGCATCACCTGTTCTTCTTCTCCTAACCACAATTATCTTCCTGTGTGACTTTCATCTGCAGTAAGAGCATCTCTAATTCTTAGTTTATACTCTTCTCTTGATGTAAGTCTTTGACCACGGATGATTAGATAATAACAATTAGGCATGACCTCATTCTGTGATACTGCTAGAATCTTCCACCAATAACCTAAGTCAGGTTCATAGATGTAGTCTCCTAGGACAATATCATAGTTTCTTTGTTGGTCTTGTCTCCAAACCTCAATATAGAATAGCTTATGATGAAGCTCTTGCTCAGTCTCATAAGTATTCTTACTGAAGTTTCTGTAGGCATTGTAGAACTGTACTACTTCTACACAAGTGAACTGGTTTGTTTGTTCCCAAACGGTTGAATCAATTTGCCTACCATTATCGTCATATTGTGGGTTAGTAGTTCCATGTCTGAAGATATACACATCTTTAGACATCAGATAACCTCTTCAAATGCTTGTAGTTTGTTTCCGTTGACATAACTGTACTTATTCAAGAGTGCCTTACCTAACTCATCAGGCACATCATACTCTCTACCAAGGTAGAAGTTAAATTCTCTATCATGATAAAAGTATCTGTAAGGCTCTAGGAGAGCCATTTCAGTCCTACCAATAGAAGACTGGCCACAAGCACTGCAACCACCTCTTCTAGTTCTTCCTGTAGGACTATTAACACCTCTATATCTAACTCTCATTACTTACTCTTTCCTACTGTAATTTGTTTTTCAGTCCTTAGATTATAGCTTCTGCCACAAAGAGAATATCTTCCAAGGCTATCTTTGTAAAAGTTATTTACTAACTGAGAGAAGAAGTATTCTTGTGAATCCTTATTAATCTCCCAAACATACTTAATAGTATCTACATCCTTTTGTACCAAAGAAGCCCCTGCTGATAGTCTATTGACATTAGCACAGTCACCAACACTCATACAGTTATTGGCAATAGCAGTGTACCCTGTAAGGTAATGACAGATTAAAGCATCCCACTCAGGACTACTTAAGTCATAACCTGCTTCATATCTCATGACTAACACATTATGAGAACAATTCTTATCACAAGAGTTGTCCTCGGTGTTCATAAGCTCATCTAGTCTGATAAAGAACTTATCAGCAATATCATCATAAGTAAACAAGCTTTTATCTAGAGGAACAATATTGACACCTCTAGAGCTGTACTGTCTTAACTCCACTGTAACTGTATCTTGGTTAATAGCTTTCCAATATGGATGTACTTGAATACAAGTGTAGCTACAGAGGGGTTTATTTAGGTCTATTGTATGAATCCTACAGCACTGCTCAATAGTTCCTCCTGCAACATCCCAACAAGTAATGTTACTAAGAAACCTAACAAAGTTACCCCAGATAGTATCAAACTCTTCCTGAGTAACCTGACTCATACAAGCACATCTGCTTTTAATGGTATCTAGTAACATATCTCACCTCTTAGGCTTTTGGAATGTGTACCATTGGGAATGGAACTTCACCGTCCAAAGCACCCATGATACGAGTGTATACACCTGCAGAACAGTTAGCTGACAATGGCATACCTGTGAGCAAAATGTTACGAGCATAGTTAGCTGAGTGAGCTACACCTGCATTTTCATAAATATCACAAGCTACAAAGTTACAGTCTGAATCTGGTTCAAGAGTTGTACCTTGACGGATTTTATCTGCAGGGATAAGCAAGTCTTTGTAAACCATTGATACTTTAGTCACTGACAAGTCAATGATGTAAGCTTCAAATGTGTTGTTTACTTCCAAGTCTTTAGGTACATAGATGTCTTTTACAATAGGGATACCTTTGTATTTAAGAGTAACTGGTGTACCATGGAAGCTACCAAAGTTACCTCTTTCCCAACCTGCAGGGAGTTTACCATTTTTACCTTCAACAACTACATCTGAAATAGCTGTGTGTCCTACTGGATGGACAAAGATAGCATAGTTAGTTGAAGTACCTTGGTTAAGTACATCAAGGATACATCCTGCTTGTGCAAATGCACCAAGGATGTCACCTGATTGAATAGGAGTAACTGCAGGGTGTGACATTACTTCTGCGATACCGTGGAAAGGTCTCAAACCTTTACCTTGGTAGTTCACCAAACCTTGTGCAATAACACGTTGTGTACGGAAGGCAAATGAGAACCATGCAATGTATTGCAATGAAGCTTCATAAGTCATTCCTGCTCTTTGGAAGTAGTTAAGCAAGTCATTAGACTTGTACTTAAGAGCTGAGTTCATCATCTTGTCAAGTGTTGTTTCACAATCTTTCAAGCAAAGTGAGAAGATTTTAGCTGAGTCAGCACAAGCTTGGATTTCAAACGGTGTGAAACAGCATCCTTGACCATCATCTGGGTCTGTTGTACCCCATGTGTAAGTTTCAGTAACCCATTTACCTTTATTGTTTTTAACAAAGGTAGCGATTGATGATTCTGCAATAGATTCAAGCATTGAAGCTACCATTGGTGATGTGATGTTAAAGTCACCCAATGATGGCAATGCTTTAGAGTAGTCTTTAGCAATTCCAAAAGGAAGCTTGTGACCTTCTCCTGCATTTTCCATGTTTTTCTGAATTGCTGTAGCAAGTTCTCCTACAACTTCTTCAGTATAAATGTCATTAGTAACATTACTCATTAAATTTGTCCTCCTGAACGAATACCAGTATATCCTTTAGGCATCATGTTATTAACTTCAGCCTTTTGAGTAACTGATACTACGTTTGCTTCTTCGCTGTTAAGCAATTTGTTAAGCTCATCCACTACTGACTGTGATTTAGAACTCTTAGCTACAAGTTTTTTATTGTCTTTTTCCAAAGCTTCTACTTTAGCTTTAAGTTCTTCATTTTCAGCTCTGAGTGATTGAATTTCAGTAAGAGCTTGTGTAAGCAATTCTGTAGTTTGGTCTTCAACTTCTTCAGTTTCTTCCTCAACTACTTCTTCTTTCTCTTCCACAACCTCTTCAGAAGTGTCTGATTGCTCTTCTGAGCCATCTTTTACCTCTTCAGGTGTATTTGTACCTTCTACCTCTTCATCAGCCTTAGAAGGCTCTTTAGGGGCTTCTACGACCTCTTCTACAGTTTCTACAGATTCATCATCTACAGAATTGTTTGCTAGAAGAGATTTTACTTTCTCAAAGAATGTCTTATCCATAGGAGTGCCTTTCATTTCATTTAGTAATTGTAAAGTCTCTAGCTGTTTCCCTGTAGTAGATACCATAGCTACAAGGTCTTCTACACCTGCTACAGATTCCTCTGCATCATTGTAGATGTTATCAACAAACCCAAGCTCTAAAGCCTGGTCTGAAGTAAGCCATGTCTCTTTGAACATCATATCAAGGATTTCATCTTCACTGAGACCAGTCTTTTTCATATACACTTTAGCGATTGATTTCTCAGTAGAGTCAAGCATATTTAGTGAGCGTTCAAGACTTAACTTGTCTACTGTTTCTTCATTTCTAAAATGTGGTTGGTGAATCATGATTTGTGCCTGGTGTGAGATATTTACTTCATCTGCTCCAAGCATGAATACTGAAGCGATAGAAGCAGATAAGCTTGTGATATTTACCACAATTCTACCACTGTAGCTTGAAAGCATAGTGTAGATTTCACTACCTGCATTTACTGAACCACCACCTGAGTTAAGATTGAAGGTTACTTCTTCTCCACCTGCTTCAGCTAGGATTCTCTCAACATTTTTAGCTGAGATGTAGTCCTGCTCTAAAGCTTCCATGAACAAAGCACCTTCAGAATCAACTACAGTACCTGCTAGTCTATATGTTCTCATGTTAGACCTCCTTAAAGTCAAATAGGTGTACTTCTAGTTTAATAACTCTTCCACCACAAGCTTGACAAGGAACTGGGTTATAAGGAACACCAATACTGTCTAACCAAGCACGGTTACTAGCATTGTCAGGGAATCTTTGAGTAAGTCCTTTAATTGACTTGATAAGAGCTACATCTTCAGTCTCATAAGTAGAACCATACTCAAACCTAACATTTTTAAGCTTAACAATACTACCATCTAAGTAATTTACTCTGAAAGTTTTACCCTCAGGAAACAATTTTGACAGTGTATATTTAAGCTTCATCCTTCTTAGTTCCCTTTACCTTTTTACTACCAATTTCTTCAGGTGTCACTACCTCAGTAAGAGCAGAATCTAAACCAAGTTGTCTTTCTCTACGTTCTTGTAGAGCAAGTTGGTATTCATCTGTAATTTGAGGTAGTTCTACCTTAACTTCTTCTTTCTTTTTAGCCATAGGTGTTCCCCTTAAAGTGTATCAATATCTGGGTGTAGGGGTTGGAAAGGAGTAACAACTGCTCCACCATTATTACCTGGTATAACTGCAGTATCTTCCTCATCACCAATGTTACAAGGTTTACACCATTTACATGGCATTTCTTCTTTTTCTTCAACTTCGTTTGGAAGTCGTTTCCAAGTATCACCACAACACATGAAGATTCCTTGGACTTGCTTAGTAGCAGGGTCAGTGTAGTTAATAGCTACAGAACCTTGACCATCCCAAGCTGTCAAACGTTGTAGAGCAGTCTGAGCTTCAGTACCCTTAAGAGTAATTTTTTCTCCATTGTGAGTAAGCTCTACTTTAGCTGTGATTACTTTCATCACATACCTCCGATTATTTTAATTACTGGTTAAAATAGCTCATCTAAACTAATACCAGTAGATGTACCTGTGTTTTTATAGTGAGTAATCACTTCATACATCTGTTTTGCATCATCATTAGTAAGTTGGTCTTTAAAGTCATTGATGAAGTCTTGTTCTGACACATTCTCTACTTTAAGTACAGCATACTTATCAGCTTTTCCTTCTTTTACTTTACCAATTACATAGGACAGAACAGATGGAGTATAAATACTTCCTTGTGATTGCTCAGTACAAGCTCTATAGTCAACTACAATAGAGATTGTTTTAGCTTCTTTATTAACTTTGATACGGTTGATAAAGGCAATTGATTCATTAACTACAAGTCTTTCTCTTGGAGTTGAAGTCAAATACCCTTTGCTATCAGTTTGTGGCACTTTAATAGCGTTTCCTGCAGGTTCAAGACCATTTCTTCTAACCTGCTCATCTAGCTTATTAAGTTCCACATAGTCTTCCATAGTGTATACTTTAGCATCATCAATTTTACCAAGTGATTTTACTTCACTGTACTTACCATCAAAGAACTCTTTCAAACTTCCTGACATTGTTTAATTCCTTTCATACATAGACATTAATGCTTCCTGTTCAGGAGCAAACTTACTTTCTTTCTCTTCAGTAACCATTTCAGCTACCATATCTGCAGTGATATTGTAGATGTAGTTGTTTTCATAATGAATTATCTTAGGTTTATTGTCCTTCATGCTATCTTGCTGATAACCAAACTCAGTAACACCTTCATTGTGGATACATACAAATGATACTATGACCATTGGTAAAGACCAATTCTCATATATATCTTTAGGAGATGTACCAAAGTGTTTACCAATCCTAAGACAGTAGGCAAAGTAATCATCAATAGGAGTGTCATAGTATTTACTATCTACTTCCTTAGTTACTTTACCATTAACATCATCATAGACTAACTTCTGTACTCTACTTAGTGTCTCATTGAAAAAACCCTGAGTTTTTGTCAATAAGCTGACTAGACAGAACTACAAGTGATTCATCACTGAGATATTCCATGTCATAGTCACTAATACCAAGTCCATACTGTACTAATGTTTCCATAGCATCTACTACTTCATCACTAAGTTTAGAATAGACTTCAGTAACTTCTGATAGAGACATAATTTCTTGCTCACCAGTAGTTGTATTTACTTTTGAGAAGTAAAGGATAAGTGTAGTTACAGCATGACGAACTCTACGAGCTTTACGAGGTGTAATAGATACCCCTTTAAATACACGAATAACCTCTCTACCTTCATCTGTATCAGTGTAATTACCCTGGATAGCAAAGTTCTTAGGATAGATGAACTTAGCTTCATAGTCAGATTCAGCATCAATGTTATTGACATCACCTACAACTACAGGGGAGTCATTACTTCCTGTAGCCATAAAAGGTTGGTCTTGTCGTTGTGCTTGCCCAATAGCTTCAATCATGCCATGTTGAGCATTTTTGTCAAAATTGATTGTTGTCATTGTTCCCCCTCTAGAAGATGTTTATAAAGATAGGCTTTAGCTTCATCAGTATATCCTGCTTCATGGATACGTTCAAAGGTCTGTGACATGAAATTATCTTTTTCATAGTCATAGTAATCTTTAGTTTCTTGGTTTTTGAACCTAAAGGTGTAACCTTCATAACCCATGAGCCTAATTACTTCAGTAAGCTTAACTGCAATCTTATCTCTCCAAGGTATAACCTTGTGAATGATGAATGTCTTAATGACTTCATCCTTACCAATGTTACCTGTACCTGCATCCAAGTCAAATACCTGTGGTGAAACACCATAAATTTGACAAGAGAAGCGTGTAGCATGGATTGATAAGAGGTTTAGGTAATCACTAGGTTTAGAATCCCTAGTCAACTGTTCCATATCACTGAAAATGTCAGAATAAATGATAGAGTCATTATACTCTACATTGGCTAGCATGTCTGCTAGTGATTTTACGTTGTCTTTTCTGACATCTTCATTGAATACAGCGTTAGAATTACTTGTATCAAAGATTTTAGCTGAAGTTGAAGGATTTCCCTCGTTCTTCATCTTAGCAAGCATTGATTCATTGTGTTTAAATGCCAATGTACCAACACCATTACGCTGAAAGTCATGAATAAAGTAATCTAGAAGCTGTAAGATAAGATGAGTACGCTTTTTATCATTCTCAAATGGACTTACACCAATGAATGAGCCATCCATAGTGATATTTGTGAAGTCTTCTGAAGTCAAAGCTACAGAATCCTTGTCATTCGAGATAATATTACCATCATCATCAATGTAAAACCTATCATCTACCACTTCTTCAGAAGCCCTTATCCAGGTATTCTTGCGATTTAAACCATGATACCGTCTTAGGATGTAGATAAAAGGCATGTAAACAAGTGGAATTTCTTCAGATTCTCTAAAAATGATGTCATAAGAGTTCTTAGGAACAATCATAATACTATCTTTATGACCATTGTGAGCTTGTTTAGCAGGAATCTTCCTTACACCTACAGCACCTTGCTCAAATAGCTCTCTTGTGAGCTGTTTAAACATGTCCATAACTGTAATTCCTTGGATATTTTGTGAATCTAGCATATCTCTGAGAGTTTCACCCTCAATAGAGCTATCTTCATCCTTAACAAGCTCCATATCACCTGCAAAGATGTAGTCAACAATACCTTCTAGAATAGTGTTAATACCGGGCATATTTGTTACCAAGTATTGCACTTGTTCATAGGTAAGTGTGTTATCCATCTCATTTAGCTGTGAAGGAATCCCTATATTGTCTTTTATAAGGAGTTCATAGCCAGTTTTTCTATCAATTTCCACTAATTACCTCCTTCTACACCTAATATATAGAGTTCTAGGGCATGAACAGCTAGAATAACAGCATCTAGGTCATCAGGAGACCTTTTAAGCACTTGTCTGATAACATCTTTACCAATTAGGGTAACTTTATCAAGCTCTTTGTTTTTGAGCTGTATAGCTCTCATCTGAGTCAATAGAGTTTCCTTAATTTCAGAAGCAAATACAACTTTATTCTCTTGCATAAGCTGTCTTAGGACTAAGTGCATCTCAGCTCTTCTATTTCTAGCCATTAAAGCAGTATCTACATGACTTGCTACCTTTTCAGGAGTAGGTCTACCACCAAAGTCAATAGGATATATAGTCACCCTGCCAAAAGATGGTCTATTCATCATCTCAACAATCAAGTGAGAACCTTGTCCTGTATCAATAGCAAGTGATACAACATTGAACTGCATAACTACACGCTCTATACCGTCTACAATTTCTCTTGTAGACCTTGCGTCAGACCATTCATCAGGTCTTAAGTTGATGGTATCAGTAACCCTTACAAGGGCATCCTCCTGGGTGTCATACATAGACAGTGCAAGGGTAATACCATCAGAACCTTTATAGGCTGAGTCAATTCCTAGAGCTGATATAGTGCGTGGTGAAATGCTACTAATGTCATGTCTAGGAGCTACAATCATTGGGGCATTGAAGAACTCTGAGCTATTCTCATCATACTCACAAAGCAAGTTGATTCTTATAGACTCTTCAGTTCTAGCAAAGTCAGAAGCAAGTACCTCTTCAGGAGTCATTTTAATTGAGTCAGATTCCATTGAGGTAACTATGTTACCCCAAATAACAAACTCATCATCCTTCAGATTAGGGTTGGTAACAGATTCATGGAAGTGATTCAAGAAACGAGGGTTACTAATACCAAAAAGGATAAGTGATTCACCATCATCTCTTTCAAATTCACGTCTACCAAGCTCTGTTAAGGCACGTTCTGAGATAAAGTCCATCTCATCAATAAGAACATGAGAACCTTCACCAATGTTTTCATCTGAGTCCATACTAGAGAAAGTATCCCCTGTAGATTTAGTATCAATCTTGTTACCATTCTTAAAAACAATCCTTGACTTACTATAAGCAGTCTCAGACCGTCCTAGTAGCTTGTCAGCCTTGCTAATTGATGCCTTGGACTCTTCTACCAACATGTTCTTCATGTCGATACTAGCCCCTCTTAGATGCCTTCTAGCGTGTTCCATTACTTTGGCTGTCCTAGAAGACTTAGATGCAACTACAGATACGCTGTAGCTGTGCATGGCTAAATAGTTAGCTAAAGCTCCCATGATAAAGGATTTACCAAACCTAGGAGGTTCAATCATGTAACCAGTATGATAGTCACCAGATATTAAAGCTCCAATAGCTAAAGCCTGGTCAAAGTTGAGTTCAATATTCATTTCAGCTAAGAACTCAGTATAACCTAGCTTAGCATAATAGAGTCTTTTCTCAATAGGTATTGAGTTCCTAATATAAGAGTCTGGATGTGGTATATACCCCTTTAACCAGGGTAATAATTCACTTTTAGGATGGACTTCACCAAGTTTAAGTACAAGTCTATCCCTCAGTTTCCCCATCTGTTCCCTCTTCTAGTCTCAATACCTCATCATGTTCAAGTTCTTTCTGTTCTTCTTTAGAACCTTTACCATAGTCTGCCCAGATATTGCCTAGCTCATCAAACTTATCTAGGATAAGCTCTCTTGTAGCTGATGCAGTATTATCACTATCATCAGTAACTAGAGCCATTGATACTTCTCTAGATACTGCTTTACCTTCAACTCTATCAGCCCATTCTTTACGTTCATCTGAACTAATCATAGATAGTTTAGTTTGAACTAAAGCATTAACCCTTGTAGCTGTAGGTACTGGAATATTTTCTACAAATTCTAAATCTAGTTTTTTGACTTTATCAACTACAAGAGGGGCAATGCCCCAAAACATCTCTACTACCTCTAATTGGTCTAGAGACATTTCAGATAAAGCTCTCATTTCTGTAGAATAAGCTCTATTTTTCTTCTTTGATTTTGGAAGGTCTGAGTGACCATACCAATATTTAGGAAAGGGAATACCTTTACTAAGAAAGTAGTCTCTATCCTTACCTTCAATAGCTAATTTAATTTCATCTTTCATAAGTAAACCCCTTTTTACTTGAAATACAATAGTTCCACCAGGAATCGAACCTGGAGTAGAGGTTTAGAAGACCTCTGTGTTATCCGTTACACCATAGAACCTAAAATAAAAACCATACACCTTTCCAGGAGTATGGAATCTAGAAAGGAATTACAACGTAAAAATCAACCAATACCAAGTAACTAAATATAACAATATGAGCATTTGTGGGTAGGTTGCTATATCTAGCTACTTGCTACTGGTTGGTTATATAATTACTGTAGTTTACCAATATACTCAGCCCCTAGTAGGAATCGAACCTACGCATCATCAAGGAAATAAAGAGTGTAGAGGGATTCGAACCCCCGAATAATGAGGTTGCGGCTCACCACCTTAAACCACTTGGCTATACACTCATAATAAATGATTTAATATCTTTATATTTAGTAGGCAAACCTCTTTTAGCTAGCCATTTTCTATAAGCATTATCACTGATACCATATTGTTTAGCTAACTTTACTAAAGATTTATTTGTCATAAGGTCTCTAATAAGACACTCTCTAGATGGTATTCTTTCTGACTTTTTGTCTCTAAAACATTTAAGACAAAGTTTGCCACTTGTAAAATCACCACAAATTGAACATAAATTCCTTCTTACATACTTACCATTAATGCACACAATGTTTTCATCATGCAAATCTGTATTATCAAATTCTTTTGATTTAACATATCTGCTTGGTAAGCAGTCTTTGTTAGTGATTCTATACCCTGACCTTGACTTCTTAGGTAACGCTCCTATAGTGTTTATGTTGTTACAATTATCTCTATGAGTAACCCTTCTTAGGTTTGTATAGTGATTATTCAACTTATTACCATCAATATGGTCTATTTGAAGACCATCAGATGTATCAAAGTGACCTATATTAACCCAATAGCTTAGATGATGAGCAGACTTTTGTACAGTCTTTCCATTTATTCTAAGTCTATACATAGCATAACCTCTGTGGTTAAAATAAGGTTTTAATTTCTTTAGTCTACCACTAAATAAACTAAATAACTCACCATACTCATTTACAACATAGTTTTCATTATAGTAACGCACCGCAACTGCCTCCTACATAGATATTAAATCAAGCTATTTTCCTTGATTGCCTTTACCGCTTGGCTATAGGGGCATCAAGTAACTAATAAAAGTTACTCTAGGAATAGGAAAAGTTATGAACCCTTTAGGACATATAGTAAGTATATAGTATATTATTATAATTGTCAATAGTTATTTAGTAATTCTTAGTGATTGAGAGCTACAGACGTGCTTGCATGTCTGTACTCGAAGAACTTAGAATTACTTATTGATAAACTACAAGGATTATTTAATAAGCTACAGTAATTATTAATTATTATTTATTTGCTCAGAGCTTTGCTTGGGGAGCAAGCTCTGAGAGTAACTGAATTGGTCTGAAGACTTGCAAGACCAATGAACGTTACGGTTAATGATACTAATACTGACACTGAAACTGACTAATGATAGTAAGAAAATCCCCCCCCCCAACAAAAAGCTTGTAATTACTTGGGGTGAGAATAGGGAATACAGACTTCTTATATCATTATATCTGTAAACTACAAACCTATTTCTGAGAGCAGACGACCTATCTGATTAATTAGGTTGGGATTAGTTCCCTAAACCACTATCAACAGTAGTGTCCAGTCGGAGAGACTGCTCATACTAAGTAATAACTTAGTCTGCCCACCTTGCCAACGTTCACGTTATAGCATTTCAATACCTGTCATATCCACATTGTGGAGAGTGCTTTTGACACACCTTTAGAGGTATCTTTATAGGGTTAATTCCCTTAACTAGTTGCCACTAGTCGCTGGAAGAAGCTCTTTAGATATTCACTATCATGTTGTTCCTTTGTTGCTGTTACAACTTAGGCATCATAGCTTATTCTCTATTGAGTTTATTCCTCCTTAGCTACAGTGTCTCTGATACGGAGCAGTAGCAAACCTCCGTCACCAATTTTTCCAAGCCTACTTGAAGGTAAATTGTTAAGTGCTTAAACAAACCTCTGAGCTCTGTAGCTCAATCTCTATTAAATTTTAAATTCTACCAACAATTATAAAACATAAATTTATAAAAAGCAATAGAAAACACAAAAAAAGCACATTCAATCCAAAATGTGCTTTCTATAACGTGAACATTATATAGTATAACCTATAACTTTAAATAAGTCAACACTTAAATACAAAAAAAGTACAGTGTTGGATGTCTGTACTTTTTATCATGAAAAATAAGGAGACTTTATTATCAAGAATAGATATTAAAGTTGATATAAAATGCCAGTGTTGATGCTTAAACCATCACTTCTACTTTATATTTGCACTATGTCTAGTGCATATAAGTATAATACATCAAAAAAGGGTCTAAGTCAATACTTAAACCCAATTCAACAGAAAAATTAACTTAAAGGCATTTAAAATGGCTTTCCCTCAACTACCGTAAATTAATTATAGCATAAGAAAAAGAGATGTCAAGTAACATCCCTTATTCCCATCACAAAGTTTTAATTCTATGGAGTAAACTAATATGAATTTTCAACATTATCGCCTACACAGTTAGTATAAACCATCTAAGCTACAGTGTCAACAATAATTTATGGATACTTAACCTTTTTAGCATCACTAAGCTGTTCCTTACATAACAAGTATAAATTAGTAATGTCATAACCCATACATCCATTTTTGTTATACATGTCCCACTTAACCTGTAGCTGTGTATAACGCTCTGATTTCTCTTCTCTTAAGTCTTCTAGCATCAGTGGTATATATCTACCCATAGCTAGTACATCATCCTTAGAAAGCTTCTTAGACACCTTAAATCACCTCCTACTTAGTATATACACCAGGTCTAATTGTAAACTTCCTTTGCACATCTACAGGAAGTAAACTTAATACCTCTTCTTGCATATCTCTTATTTCTTTCCTACTAAGTCTATCATGTTCATCCCATCTTTTCTTAACTACAGAACGGTATTTTTCATACTCATCATCAAGACCACAAGCCTTTAAGTAGTCAATCATAATAGCTAGAGTACCTAAATACTTACCCCAACCTAAGTGATGTCCTTTAGTTGATATTCCATTAAACTTACTCTGTTGTGGAAAGAAGTGTCTCCATTCTTTTTCAATAACATCATTCATTAGTCAGCCCCCCTTAATACATCATCTACAGCTCCTAGTAGTTCCTCTAACTCTACCCACATATCTTCTAGGTAGTCATTAGTCTTATAAGTCTTTAGTAACTTATTATATCTCTTCTTAAACTGATGATAATATAAAGGGTTACTCATCCTAATAGCTTCCAATTTAGCTTCAATATTAGCTTTTAAACCTGCTATCTGTAGTTCAATCATCTTATAATTCCTCCTAATATTTAGTATTGATTGACAGTTACTATTATACCATACATTGGGTTGCATAAGCTAAAATTTATAGAAAAATATAGGGTTGCAATAAGTGAAGTACCTAAAAATTATAAAGGGTTGCAGTTTTTGAAGGATTGAATATAGTACGCCCCAAACGCTCTGAGCGTGAAAGTCCAAAAATACCTAGTATATATACAAACCCTTGATTTAAAGCCCTTCTGTAGCTTACCAACCAACATCTTTCCGAAAAATCATAATTTTCCAGAAACATAAAGGAATGGTCTAAATCAGTGAAACACGTTGATACTAAAGGGATTGTCTATTGTTTGAGTTGATAAGCTACGAGCATTGATAAGGTATAGACTATACCAATTTATTACTAACTAATGATGATATATCGATAGTACAGGATCCTGTTTGTTGTTTTTGATTATATTTTATTGATCCTGTTTAAGGGTTGCATGTCTATGGCTCTAGAAGATGAGTGCATTGCACTATTTTTACAGTCATATATCTACACTCTTATTATGTTAGTCATTCTATATATCCTACTCTACACACTACATTACTACACTTAATTCTATACCCTATCTATCCTATCATTACTAGCCTATCATCATAGCACGTCCATATAGCCCTCTAACAGCCCCTACAATCGTCTATAATACGTTAATAGTCTTACCATACCTACTTATACTTATCATTGCTTATATGCTCTTATATTAGCTTATACTGATATGTACTTATTATTCTCTACTATATAATGATAATAAATAATGTTGACTAATAAGATACTGTTTAATGTATGGACGAGCGTTAGCGAGTCTATACACTTAAACTGTATCTTATATTGTATATTGTTTTGTGTGGGAGTTGATAAGCTACAAGGGGGCACGACCTTGTGAGGTCGTTCCCTAGCTATCATTTTTTACTATAAATATCATAGCCCAAAACCAAAACTGAAAAACAGGATCAAAATGGTCTTAAAATAAATTTTAAACTTTTTTCAAAAACCTATTGACATTGTTACATTATTCTGTATAATAGTTAGTGTAAGTTAGTTAATGACTTATGAATAAAGAAAGGAGACATGAAATATGTCAGAACAATTTACTAACCTTTATGATTGGTGTGATAACCGTCAAGGACAAACACTTGATAATAAACACAAGGAGTTATGGGAGAAAGAAGGAAAACTAATACTGTCTATCCATAATATGAACATTGAAATTTGGGAATGTGATAACTGCCTTATCACTATTCGCACCTATGCCACAGGATGTTTTAAAATCCTAGATGTACAATAAAGGGGGATAAGATGAAACAAGTTACAATAAATGGAATCAAAGCTAAGTATATCCCTTATGGTGACGCTATCCTATTAATGGAAGGTATAGATGAACTTGGTATCAGTAATGGGTTGATTATACCCTACAGTACCATCAAAAATGGTATGTTTACTTGGCATGATAAACAGTACCCAATTTATTTTTTGGATAACTAGTAAAAGCTAGCTGAGAACTTGCAAGGGTTCTCTATCCTTAAGACTTGTAAAAGTCTAATAAAATTAATTTAAAATTTATACAGAAAACTGTTGACATAAGATACAGTATGGTGTATAATGAATATGTAAATAAGGAAAGGGAGAGCTTAAGGCTCTCAAAGGTAAACGAAAATGGTATACAAATTTGAAACAGGTAATGCAGAATTGTTCGCTTCTAAAATGTCAGTAAATGGGTATCGCTTATTTATTATGGTTGACCATGAGAATGAAACTTTTATCTATGGTCAATCTCACAGCACTGTTGTTAATATCTACAGTGCAGGATATATCAATTCTGACTCAATGCTACAACGTGACGTTAAAAAGGTACTCTCACACATGGAAGCAAGAGGTTACCACAGAATGAGTTCTGAAGATTATTATGCTTATTTAGAATGGAAGCGTAATAATGCAAAAGCATAATTTAACCCCTTTAGGTAAAAGCCTAACTCTTATCTTGCAAGGGATGAGGGGGTATATTAGATTAGCTATCTAAGGAGCTATCAATAATCTAGTAACTACCCTATTTATGATAATAGGCATAGAGCTAGTGAGACAAGCCAAAATCAAGCTACAATGTTGTTAAACACTTATATACTTTGGTAACTTGGGAACAACGGTTACACTAAACAGACAAGACAGATGAAATAATTAGTTGAATAAAGAGAGGTAAATACTATGTCAAATGCGTTTTTAATCATGGGACTTACAAGACGAGTAAGTCAATTTAATGAGGACAGAAAGAATAATGTGGTGAGTGTAGCTACACTTGATAACATCCGAGAGATTTGTTTTCATGTATCACAAATTTTTGATATTAGTATTGAAACTAAAGACAATTTAAATGATATTTGTCACAAGTGTCTTGTGGCTTATGACCACATGACACCTAATTACGATGAAAAGGAAATGTTGAAACGTATTAACGCTATCCGTTTTGACCTACTTTTAGAATTAAAATCAGCAAAAATCAATATTTTCTAGAGGTATATAATGGTTCTCTTGGTTATTAAGAGTAAAGAAAAAGGGGTATTATCTATTTCAGAATACCCTAGTATAAAAGTAGCTGAGAAAGAGTATAAAAAGCTCTTTCCTGATACTTTTAATGAGTTGATAATAATTGAAGCTGATGAGTTTCTGTAGTTAGTGAATGGATAAGGAGTAAATAAAATGGTTGGGTGTATTGTATTAGGTTCTATGGTATTGTTGATTGTAGGTGTTGATTATGGTCGATTTTATTATTAATTTAGTCAATGGTGATAAGTTTCACCTTAAGACTGATTACAAGCGTGTAACAGTACACAATAGAATGGCTATGCTCTATTACATAGAGCAATTCAGTCAGGTGTCAAGATATGATATTAAGAATATTACTAAAGCTACAGAAGAAGAGGTTAAAGGCTGTAGCTTAGTAATCACAGTAAGCAAAAGTATGGTACAAAGATTTAATGCACAATAAGGAGAATTTGAGAATGTTGAATTTGTTTAAAAAGAAAGAAGCTACAGGAGTTTTTCAAGCTCCTTACCGCCCTAGTTGGGAAGAATCAGCTAGGGCATGGGAGCAGTCTCATATTGCTCATAAAAAGGCTTTTGAGAGCCTTAAGCATGACCTTAGTAGTAATACACTCCCTAGGGTGTAGGATTGATTACAAGCCCTTTTAGAGGGGTTTAAGGCACACTAGAAAGGCTAGCACTAGACTGTCAGGGTCTAGGTGTCATAAGCTATATTAATAGCTATAATTTAATAAGGAGTTACAATATATGACTTTTGAAACTATTGAAGCAAAACAAGTTAAAGACTATATGACAAAATATGGTCTTACTAACAAAGTCCTTGCAAAGGCTTTGGGAGTAAGTCCTTATGCTATCAATCAGTGGAAGCAACGAGGATTGACAAGCAAGACAAAGAATTTTAGGAAGCTACAAAGAGTCCTAAAATTAGACTTTTACCGTGATAATGTAGTTGATATACCTGATGAATTACCTTGTGGCAATACATGGTCAGTTAGTCGAGTCAACAAGTGGTTAGAAAGCCCTTGGGATTTTTACTGTCATTACATTAAAGGTCTATCAAAGACTAGTCCTTGGCAAGATGCATTAGACCGAGGAACTACACTACACCACATTTTAGAGTGTATTGGTAATGGTGTTTCTTTGCACAGTATCCTACAATCAATTGACTTGTGGGCAAATAAAGAAGGCTTGTCTGATAAGGGTGTAGCTGATGGCATTCGTGTAGCTGAGAAATACCTTAATCACTATGGCAGTGTAGAGTCTATAGGTACAGTTATAGAGACTGAGAAACTTATTGAATGGGATTTATCAGAATATCTCCCAGGACAACATTTCCAAGGGTACATAGACGCTGTAGTTGTTGATCCTGATGGTGGTATTTGGTTAGTAGATTATAAGACCTATAGCAATAAACCACGCTTTGAAAACTTAAGGCTAGAGCTTCAATGTAACGTGTATATGTACGTTATGAAAGAGATTCTAGGCTATAACGTGCAGGGGTTTGTCTATGACTGTATGAATCCACAAGAAAAAATTGTTGGTAGAGGTTACCACTTCCATCAGTTCAAAATCAACTATAATGAAAGGATTGTTAACAAAGTAGTTGAGGATTTTCTTTCCACTATTGAAATTATCATCAATCATCCTGATTATAATATCTTCAAAAAGTCAGACTATGGCACACCTTACATGGATGAATTAGTACATGGTTTTGAAGAAGAAAATAGAATCAAGATTACAGGAATCAAGGAAGAAGAATATGAATAGGCTGAAAGAGTTACGCAAAGAAAAAAAGTTACATCAAGGAGTGATAGCTGAAATTTTTGAAGTCAACCAAAGAACGTGGCGACGTTGGGAGTGTGGGGAATCTCAAATCAAAACCGACACATTAAAGGAACTTGCTGATTATTTTGGGGTGTCAGAAGGATATTTGCTTGGATATACTAACAACCGTTTGATTGATAATAAGAAAAAATTTCATGAATTTTGGGATGGTATAGAAGGCTCAGCAGTCGATAAACTTAATGAGTTAACCCAAAACAGCAAAGGAAAAATCAATGTTGTAGGGTATCAACTCATACAAGTGGATGGTAACGGCTTCCCTATTACTTATATTCTAGTTGAAGAGGATTGAGAATGAAAGATAAAATAATTCCTATGTTGATTATTATGGGCTTTGCGTCATTTTTTGTTAATGATGAGGATAGTTTTTATAAATGGGTGTCATGGTGTGGTACATTTGTAGCTATTAGTTTACTTATACTTTATATTTTAGGGGGGATTTGATTGGGTAGAGAATATTTAGGTGATGAGGAATCAGTAAAAAAATTTTGGGAGAATGTGATAGATATGTGTAACCGTAGAGGAACTACAATTACAAAATTATCTCTTAAGTTAGGTAAGTCACCTAATCACATATCGAACATGAAAAGCCAAAATATCAATCCTACTTTAGTGAAAATAAAAAATATCGCTGAAGCTCTAGGCATTGGCATTACAACACTTTTGAAAGGAATTTGAAAAATTTTTTAGTTTAGGGTTGCATTTTGCAACTCTTAGTGATACAATAAAAGGGTATTAAGATAAAACAATAAGGAGACAATATCATGGATGAAAAAATTTTAGTTACATTACCTGAGCATATTGCTAACTATTTAGAGTATATGAAAAGTTTTAAATACTCTATTATGGGTGCTTTAAACATGACAACAAGTAAATATGTTAGTGATGGTGTAGTTAGAGGTTGGCTAGATGATAGTAATAATCAAGAAAAATTTGTAAGAGCTTGGTTAGATGGGTATAAGGTAGAAGAAAAAAAAATTATTGTCAAGTTTAAAAATCTTGGTGATGTTTATGGTTATCTTAACTATGAAAAAGAAGCAAAAATTTTTAAATTAAGTAGTGTAGATGAATCAACATACTTTAAAACACATTTTACAAAAACATTCCTTGAAGAAAATGGTTTTGGTTGGGTGTTTAACAGTGAAGGAGTACAGATTATTGAGGTAGAAAATGATTAAAACTAAATATTTAGTAACTAGACAAAGTTTTGACTACACCGAAGAAATTGATGATTTAATTAATGATTTCTTGGAAGAAAATCCTGATATTGAAGTTATTGATATTAAGTATCAGTCAAATGTTTCTGCTGTTGCTGATGGTGGTGTAAGTGCTACTTACTTTAATAATTCAGCTTTGATAATCTATAGGGAGAAAGAAAATAATGGATACCAAAAAGAATATAAGGAAGTAGTTCCTCAATGTGTAGCTGATTGGTATGAAAAACATAAAGATAATTTAGAGGATGAGATATATTACCTGATTAGAAATTGGGATGATAAAGAAAGAACTTCAGATTTTTGTAAATGGTTTGATGATGTAGAAAATGAATCAATCAAAACCCTTGTAAACATGCACCAGTTTGGCTATGAGGTCAAGGAAGAGGCTAGATATATAGTCAAATTCAAAGGAGTTTATGGCGACGCTAGATATTTGAATCACGAGATTGACGGCAATTGGTATATCAATAGCAGACAGGAGACACATCAGTTTCGAGTGGCCCACACCCGTAAAGAGTTAGAAGAAGCTGATTTTGGGTGGGTATTCAATTGTCCAGGCGTTGAAGTGAAAGAGGTTGAATAATGGATATTATTAGGTATATCATTGCACATCCAGTGTATTGTGTAGCTCTAGGTTTTCTATGTATTCTAGCTTGGAATTTAGCAGGATTTAATTCTAAAGCTACAAGCTACAAGCGTAGTGCATTGATTGACAAGCATTATAGAAAAAATTTCAAAAAATAATTTAAGGGCTTATAGCCCTATTAAGACAGCAAAGGTTAAAGCACAACACTGTTCTAAAAAATTAATTTTACCTTTCTTTATTTCATAACGTTACATGCGTGCATTTCATTTGTCTTATGTGCTACAGGGGTTCAACTCCCCTGGCTGTCATTACTTTGAGAATAAGGAGTAGATATGAAAGTAAATAAAATTTTTAATGAGGATTGTTTTGAAACAATAAAGTATATAGCTGGCCAAGGTAGGAAAGTTCAGATGGTAATTACATCACCTCCTTACAACACGGCCAGAAATTCAACAGACTCTAAAAGGCGAGATAATCATGAGGCAAGGTATGATATTCATTTAGATGATATGACTGATAACGAATACCTAGAATGGACTGTAGACCTTTTTAAAGGCTTTGATGGTATCTTAGAAAAGAATGGTGTAGTTCTTTATAATATGAGTTATGGAACTGACACACAAAACTACAAAGACTATTACAAGCCTAATGAAATTATGTATCGTGTTATCAATGAAATTCTTTTAGAAACAAATTTCACAATCGCTGATACTATTGTTTGGAAAAAATCATCTGCATTGCCTAATAATGTAAGTAGTAATAAGCTAACTAGAATCTGTGAGTTTGTTTATGTATTCTGTAGAAAGTCTGAGTTAAAAACTTTTCAATGTAATAAGAAAGTTAAGTCAGTATCTAAGCGTGGCCAGAATTATTATGAAAATATGTTCAACTACATTGAAGCAAAAAATAATGATGGTTCTAACAAGTTGAATAAAGCTACTTATTCTAGTGACCTTGTATTACAGCTTATTGATATGTATGCTAAGCCTAAAGGCATTGTATATGACCCTTTCATGGGTACAGGTACTACAGCCCTAGCATGTGCTATGAGAGGTCTTAAATACATAGGCTCAGAAATATCACAGGATCAAGTTAAGTTTGCTAGAAAGCGTATTAAAGCTTATAGAGATAGTGTAAAGGACAATTAAGGGTTCGACTCCCTTACTATCTGTTACCTTTTAGGTAAAAAATTTTTAAAGGAGTAAACTACATGGTTAAGTTGAAAAAACTTAGTGAGATTAAACCACATAATCTTACTACCATTTATGGTATGCCTGGTAAAGGTAAGACCAAACTAATTTCTTCCATGCCAGGAAAAATTTTAGTTGCTGATGCTGACAATGGTTTGTCTACAATTATGAATGATGTAGCTGAATCAGGTCAGACAGTTGATGTAGCTACAGTAGAATCCTGGGAAGATTTCTTGGAAGTGTTGGATGAGGTAAAAAATTATGATAGCTTTGCTATTGACCATTTGACTAAAATTCAACAATTCTTGTACGACTATCTTATTGAGAACGATAAGAAAGCTAAACGCATGACCTTACAACTATACGGTTATGCCAAGGAAGAAATGATTTCAGTCATTGATAGATTGGTTCGTTTCGCAAATGCAGGTAAAAATATCTATGTTATCTGTCAAGAGAAACAAATTAATCTTGAAGATGAGGATGAAGACCTTCCTAAGATTATCACAGCAGACCTACAAGGTTCTATTCGTGACTATCTACTAGCTTCTTGCTCTCTTGTAGCTAATGCTCGTACATATCAGAAAAAAGAAAAGGTAGACGGTAAACCTAAAAAAGTTACTTATTATGGAATCCAACTTAGTGACTCTAATATCTACACTTTGAAGGTTCGTACACCAGAAAAAAATTCTGTTCCTGATAAACTCATCAATCCAACTTGGAGTGATATTAATAAAGTCCTTGGAGTGACTGAAAACTCATCTGCTCAAACAGTTAAAACAAAAAAACCTAAAACAACTAAAAAATCTAAAGGAGATAAAGAGTAATGAAAATCAAATTTGAAAACGCAGAAGGAATTAAAGATGGTATCCATGAGGTAAAAATTACTAAGATTAAACATGTAAAACTTGGTAAAGACAAAAAACCTGCTACACAAGTAACCTTTGTAGGTAAGTCATTGACTATGTCAAGCAATTTCTTTGATAACTACATCTCAGGCCAGTTGTTCCAAAGTATGGTTCGTGCTGTTGGTTTTGAAGACTTTGATGTTACTGTAGACGAGATTGATTCTGAAGACCTTATTGGTGAATCACTCAATGTTGAAGTAGCACCACAAGAGGGGAATCCTAAGTTTAAAGAAATTAAAGAGTACCTTCCTATTGGTGATGAAGACGACCTTGAAGATGATGATGAGGAAGAAGACGAGGACGAAGAAGAGGAAGAAGAGGATGATGAAGAGTAAAGATGAAAAAATGCAAGCTATTGCTTACAACATCTCTAAGCTCTTATATGTCCAAGGATGGACTCAGTTAAAGCTTGCTAAAGCTTTAGGTGTAAGTCACACTACAATCCAAAACTACATCAATCAGAAAAAACTTGCTTCTGATTCTTCAATCAAAAAACTTGCTGAAATTGCAGGAGTTACTGAAGAAGAATTTCTTATTGAAGGGAGTTTCTAAATGCAAGCTAATGAATTAAAAGTAGGGGACATCTTCCGTGTAGATGAACCTGGATATAGTAATGAACCTTTGGAATGTGTAGACATTCAAGAATATCATGTAGTTTATCAACCACTTAATACTTCTAAATTATTTAACATGTCTAAAGGTAATAAAGTAGTTATTCTTGAAAAAGAAGAAGAAAAAAATTCTGATTCTGAAGTACATAACCCACAACGCTATAATGCTAACAAAGTAGAATGTTGGGATTTCATTGCTAAGTATGAGCTTGATTACTTTATAGCTACAGCCGTTAAGTATGTGTGGAGACATAAGTATAAGGGTGGTAAGCAAGACCTAGAGAAAGCTATTGAGTTCTTGTGTAAACGTATTAGCTTAAATAAAAATTATGAAAGACCTAGTGACTTTACTTATGAAGTACCACAAGTAATTGATTATCAAGATATGGATATTACTCAGATGGTAATTCTATATTATGCTAGTCGTTTACATGTAGTGTCACCAGACGCTCAGAAACGGCTTGTAATCAAGATTAAGTCACTTGTGGAGGAATATGCTGATGAGTTCTATTAAATGGCATACAGAGGACGAGAGACTGCTTCCTATGCGTGCTACAAAAAATTCTGTTGGGTATGATTTTAAAGCACCTAATACTGTTACTATTGCACCAAAGGAAACAGTTATTATTGATTCACTTGTAGCTTGTGATTTCTCTAATGATTTATGGTTAGGGATTTATGGTCGCTCTAGCTTTGCTCAAAAAAGACTTATCAATCCATTAGGTGTAGGTGTAATTGATTCTGATTACTTTGCTACAGGTAATACTATTAAAATTGCTTTACTTAATATTGGTTATGAAGAAATTACTATTAAAAAAGGTGAAGCTATTGCTCAAGGTATCTTTCACAGTGTAAATATTGGTGATGATATTGTAACTACAGAACGCATTGGTGGTTTTGGTTCTACAGATGTAAAGGAAGGATAGAGGTATAAAGATGCCATTAGATAAAAAATTTAAGGATGTACTATCTCTAAACTTTGGTAAAGATGATGAAATCCATGTGGGTCTCTTGGCATCAAGTGGGCAGTTTAACAATGGTACTATCACTCTAAGTGAAATTGATGAGTTTATTGCAGAATACAAGGATGATTACAATGTATTCATGTGCTATGCTCCTATTGAAGGTGATGATAGATTACTTGAAAATGCCAAACCTACTAGATTCCTTGTAGCTGATATTGATGGTGCTGAAATTCCTGAAGAGTTTCCACCTAGTTATTATTGGGAAACAAGCCCTAATAAATACCAAGGTCTTTGGATAAGTGATAAAGTTATTGCTCCTAAAGACTATGAGGTGTTAGCTCATGCTATGGTTAAAAAATTTAAGTTTGATTCTGCTAGTGACATTGTTCATTTGTATAGGATTCCAACTACAATTAATCATAAGTATGCTACACCACAAGAGGTATCAGAGCCTAAAGGTGATGGTGTTGTTTACCGTAGACAAGATATTTATGAAATTCTTGAATATGATAAATACAAGAAAGGCACTAAAAAGAAGAAGGTCAAAGGCAAAAAAATTCCTAATAAGGAATATGACCTGGAAGAGCTTTACAAAAAATATGAAGTAAAACCTCTTGTAGAAAGAGAAATTACTGACCGTAGTGCTTATGTATACGCTATTGCTAAAGCTCTATATGAGCAAGGTGCTAAGTCTTCTGAAGTTAAGTTTGTAGTTATGTCTACAGACCAAGACAAGTGGGATAGAGATGAAATTGACAAGGTTCTGTTAAGAATTAAGTCAAAGACTAAACGTAGAAAGAAAGTTAGTAGTTCAGTTAATATTTCTGAAGATGAAGTACATATCATTAGTATTAATGATGTTAAAGAAGGTGAGCATGGTGAAGAATGGCTCATTGAAGGTCTTTGGGAATATGATTCAGTAGGATTGATTGTAGCACCTCCTAAAAGCTACAAGTCTACTCTAATTACTAACATGGCTGTAGCTGTAGCTAGTGGTAAACCATTTGATGGTCGAAAGGTTATCCAAGGTGGTGTTCTCATTCTACAAGGGGAAAATAGTTTAGTTGCAGAAAAATCAAGATTGATGAACATTGCAGGAACTACAGACTTACCAATCTATTATGTCCAATCAAGTATTAATCTTGATAACATTGAAGTTCTTAAACGTACTATCATTGAAAACAGTATCAAGATGCTTGTAATTGACCCTCTATATCTCTTGTTTGGTAGTGGTAATATGAACCATCAAGTGGATGTTACACCTAAACTAAGGACTCTTACAGAGCTTAGAAAAGAAACTGGGTGTAGTATTATTCTTGTACACCATACAAGAAAAACAGATGGCTCTTCAGACTTATCTACAAGTGATATTAATGGTTCAGGATTCTTTGAAGGATGGTATGAGTCATTGATTATGCTTCAACCCCCTAGACGGACTGTGATAAGGAAGGTTAAGATGTTTAACCGTTTCCGTAACCACATGGGTTCTGAAGGAACTATCAGAATTGATGATAGTCTTAAAATGACATTGAACCTTGATGATGATTTTGGTGGGGAATATTCAGAGGATAAACCTGATAAACCTATCAATACTCGTAAGGAGAGATTGAAAAAGAAAAAGGCTAAGAAGTCTAAAAAGAAAAAAGAGACTGTAGCTGAAGAAGTAGTTAAGGAAGAAGAACCAATGCCAAAAAAGTCAAAGGCTCTCAGAAGCTCTAAGAAGCGTTCTAAGCGTGTTAAACAACCTACCTATACAACAACCCTAGAAACGTTTTACAAGCCATCAGAAGGCGAATTAGAGCGTTTTGAGAGTGGTATGACGATTGACCTTAGTAATAATAAGAAAATTTATGTTGATATTGAAACTACAGGACTCAATAATATCACTGATGAAATTAAGTCAATTCAGATTACAGATGAGAGTGAAAACACTTATGTACTTTGGGTTGATGGTAACTACAGTGAGCTTAAAGCTATTGCTAAGTTCCTAAATCAATTCAAAATTATTACTCATGGTGGTAAGTTTGATAGCCTATTCTTCTTTAGAAAGTGTGGACTAGAGCTTAAACTGTTTGGGGATACTCAGATTCTAGCTCATATGCTTACAGAACCTAAACTTAAACTTAAGTACCTTGTTAAGAAATACCTTGGTATTGACTATGATATTGACAAGGAAACTAAGAAGTCTAATAAGAAGGTAACTGTAGCTAGTGTTAAAAAAGAACTTAAAGAGTGGGCTTTAGAAAATACTGAGCTTAAAAAACTTACACCATATAACAAAATGATTGAAGCTCTATATAATGACTTGGAAGGTAGTTTATTCTTAGATAAACCAAAGATGCTTATTAAGTTTGTAGATGACGGTACTGATTATGATAAGGTACTTGAATATTACTCTAAAGTGTCTGAGCGTGTCTTGGAAGAAAGAAGAATGACTCTTATTAAGTATGGTATGGGGGATACTGTATATGGATTCAGACTCTATAATTACCTATATCCTAAAGTTAAAGCTTATAAGCTACTTAAGGTCTATAGACATGAGGTAAGAGCCTATAATGCCTATATTGAGGTAGAAAAAGAAGGGGTTACAATAGACTTTGGTTTATTGGGAGAGACCAGAGCTACAATAGAGACTGAGCTTAAAGAAGTTGAAAAAGAACTATACTCATTTGATATAGTTAAAGAAGCTGAAGTAGACAACTTTAACTCAGCTCCACAAAAGGTAAGACTATTCTGTGAGGTGTTAGGTTGGGAGACTAAACACATGACTAAAGGTGGTCAACCACAAGTCAATCAATCCCAGTTAGAGGAATGGTCAAAAGAAGGAAAACATGAAATACTAGATGTTTTGCTTAGATATAATAAGCTTACTAAACAGTTACAATTTGTGAATCTGTGGGAAGAGTTATCACAATATGATGGTAAGCTACATCCAAGCTTTAACATTACTGCTGACACTGGAAGGACTACTTGTAAGAATCCTAACATCCAACAGGTGCCCCAGGAGTCAACACTTAGGAATGTAATTACATGTCCTAAAGGCAGAAAATTCATTGAAGTTGATATGTCACAAGCTGAATTACGTGTAGCTAGTATCTTTTCTGAAGATGAAAACATGATACATGCTTATCAGTCAGGAAGTGACTTGCATCAGAAAACAATGGAATTAATTAAAGGTGGTAAGAAGCCTAAGAACGACCAGGAAGCTAAGAGATGGCGTACTGAAGCCAAATCAGCGAACTTTGGTCTCTTATATGGTATGTCAGCTAAGACTTACCAGGAGTATGCTAAAGGCTATGGTATGGAAATTACTTTAGAAGAAGCTGAAGATATTCGAGATGATTTCTTTAACTCATATCCAAGGCTACTAGACATGCATAAGAAGTTTGTAGACTATGCTAAGAAGTATGGGTATACTTATAGCCCTATTGGTCGTAAACGTTTCTTACCTAACCTTAAGAGCAGAAATTGGAAGGATGTTAGTGAAGCTGAAAGACAAGCTATTAATACCCCTGTCCAAGGTTTTGCAAGTGACCTAGTAATTAGTGCTTTAGCAGATATTCTTGAAGATGAATCACTAGACAAGTCTAAATATAAGATTATTGGTTCAGTACATGATGCCATTCTAGTTGAAGCAGATGAAGATGTTGCTGAAGAGTATGCTAAGAAAGTAAAAGAACACATGGAGAATCCTAGTATTCTTGAAATATGTGATATTGAAATTACAGTACCTCTTGTAGCTGATATTGAAATTGGCTCAGCATGGGGTAAACATGATTTGTTTACTAATGAAGTTTTGTCAGACTTGTTTACAACTACAGATTGTGTTGATGAAATTACAGGTGATGTAAAAGAAGGATTCAAGCTAACAGTTAAGGTGGAAGAAGATGAGTAAGATTAAGTATAATGATTATGTTGAATTTGCAAACGCATTAGAGAATGTGTTTACACAAGTAACAGGAGACTTTACAAGCCCTGTAGTTAGCTATATCTATGATGCTGTAGAATTAATCAATAAAGCTACACCAGGCTTCTTAGAAGGTTACTGTGCTGTCAGTGTCCATGATGCTTATGAAGGAGGTTTACCTGCTCATACAGTTAAGGTATTCTCTCAACTATGTAGCTTTATGTTTGGTGGGGATAGTACTGATGTATTCTACAATAACATCAGAAATGGTGTTGATATGCCTGCTCTTATCATTGGTTGTATCATTCATGACTTTGGTAAGTCATTTGAGTATCTAAATGGTCAACGACATGAGAACTCATTTGTACCTCATACACTGTTTGGTATTCACCTTCTTACTAAACTAGAAGCTGACATCCTTACTAAGTATTCTATGGGTACTTACCTTCGATTGATGGCTATTATTGGTCAACATCATGGAGACTTTGGAGAGAAACCACAGTGTATTGAGTCTTACCTTATTCACTTAGCTGATTACCAAGAAACTAAGCTACAGATTCTTGAAGAAGCTATTGAAAGTGCTAAAGATTATGGTGATGATGTAGTTACATCTAAGTATCTGCCATATAAACTTAATTGTGGAGGTGGTAATATTGACTTTTAGTCTTGGTCAATTAGTCTTGGTTAATAATAAACCAGGAGTAATTACTAACATTGGAAAAGGAGCTTATGCTGTTAATGTTGATGGAACTAATGAATGGTTCAATGAAGAAGATATTATCAGTATGTATCCTAAAGATAGTGTTCAATTATATCAAGGTAACTTGTTAGATGTTGAATTTAAAATTAATCATTACCTAGTTAAAAACAATAATAAATCTATCAAACAAATTACTGCTACTGGAAGTGGTAATGATAGATTAATTGTGGTGGTGTATACCAATTCTTAAGCATAGTGGAAGACCTAAAGGCTCTAAGGATAAACTACCTAGAGTCCGTGGTATAAGCAAAGTAGATAAGTCTCCTGAAGCATATAAGGCTATGAAGAAATACATAGACCTAGAAAAGGAATACAACAAAATCAAGATGCTTAAGAAGGAGTATAGGAATGGTACATCTCAGCAACGATTTTATACAAAGAGGTTAAGACAGATAAGACAAAGACAAGCTGACTTGTATGAAATCATAGCTATGAACCATCTTGCTTATAAACTAGCTGATAAGCTTGGTATTGGTATTACACAGCCCTACAGAAGGTATCTAAGAGCCAAAGGAGAGGGTACTAAATGGAAACACAAGAACAAGTAATATTAGCTCTTGATGTGTCAACTACAAGCTCAGGTTATGCTCTTTATGTTGGTGATAAGCTTACTAAGTATGGTTTTATTAAACCTACTGGTAAGGATTGGTTAGTCAGAGTAAGGAAGATGGCTGACAAAGTAACTGAACTAGATAAAGATTATAGTATTGATACTGTAGTTATTGAGGATACTTTCTTCTTAAAAAACATCAAGACAGTCAAGAAACTGTGTCTAGCACAAGGTATACTGCTTGGACAGTTACCTGAAGCTAATCTTATTCAAGTATTCCCTAATACCTGGAAGAAACACTTTGGACTAGGTAAAGGGAAAGCTACACGAAGTGAACAAAAGCAAACATCAATTTCTGTAGCTGAGACTATGTTCTTAATTGGACATGGTATTAATGATGATGAAGCTGATGCTATCCTACTGGGTAGATATGTATTGGAAACAATGGAAGGGGGTGAATGATGGACTTAAAGGACTTATTCTATTTCATTAGTGCTGTCATTGGTATTCTATGGATTGCCATTGTTACACTATCTTATGTGCTTGGTTTAATTGCCAAAG